AGCCTGCGGAGGCACCATGCGCTTGAGGCGTTCCGCAGCTTCTTCTGCCATCGGAAAATCACCAGCGCGGAACATGATGTCACCGATGATGCTGGTAAGGCCGGGGTTCTGCGTGAGGATCAAAGTGAGCGCGTTAAACGCTTCCTCACGCCTCGTTGCATAACCCGGACCCACATCTGCCGTGACTTCATACTTACCAATCGCGGGATTTAATATGCGCCCGATGACCTCATTATTTTCATTAACTTCCAGCATGTGCGCCTGCTGCAACTGCGGATCAAGTTTGACCTCAAGGCTCTCATTGTTTTCCGCAAGGATCATAATGATACGATTGGTGTCGTAAATCTTAGGCACCAAGTCCAAAATGATCTTGCCCACCTGCCGGATGGCGATTGCCAGATTATCAATGAAATGATAGGTCGCACGGTCGCCCTGACGCTGCCGTTCAGCAATCGCCCGACCTGTGCGCTCATTGCCTTGCATCCCCAGCTGATTTTCGTATTGCCCCGAAACCATCTGCATTTCGATATTCGCCACTTCCATGCCTTTCAGCGCGACCGGCGACGGAACAGGTGGTTCAATACGAGAAGGTGGAGGCAAAGGCTTACCATCATCTCCAACAGACTTGTAAGGCAGATACGCATGATTTTGGCGATTAGCCGTAGCCCAGTATTCCTCAAAGCCTTCAACGCTTTCCACCCCGACAATCCACGGGGTTTTGGACTGCAAGGCTCCGTATTCTACTGCAGCAGACGCCCAATAGTTATACATACGCTGCGGGTCTTTCATTGCACGGGTATGACCCTTACGATCCAGACGACCTTCGATAATCGTTTCTTCGCCAATCACTGGGATAATCGGGATGGTTTTGCCAATCCAGATCTTTTCTTCCTCAGTAATCACATGGTTGCCGATTATCAGATGATAATGAATAATACGGCGAGTTGTCGCACGTTTCCGAGTCTGCGGATCATCAAAGATTTCACTTTTCGGATCGACCTTCCGCAAATCAGAAGCCAGCAATGTCATGGGCTGACCATCCGGCCCATTAAACATCAGCAACTCATCATTCACATCTTCTGCTTCAAAATATTCCGCAACGCGAACATGGTCCTCATCAAACCAGCCCTTTTCACCAACCAGCACTTCCTGTCCAGCAAACTGCTTATACTGCGGATATTTCTGGTCGAAAACTTCCTTCGGCATATCCTCAAAGATAAACGCAAAACGTGCATCCTCTTTCGCAGGAGCCTTCGCATCCGGGTCCATATAAACCGTCAGCGGGTCAGGAATGCTCGTGACATAAATCTCTTGATCGAAAGAGTTCTCGTCCACGTAGTCTGTAATGACACGCAGATAGCCGATGCCAGCTTCGACCTGAAAAGTAGTAGCAGCGTCATAATGCGCCGGGGCGTTTGACTGATACTCAATATGCCGAGCGATGCCATCCCAAATGCGGGCGCTTTCAGCCGTCGCACCATTGCCAGCCGCACGATACTTGATCCCCGGCTTATTCATCTTTGCATCATTTATGATGTTCAGATTATGCTGGCGGGTCTTGTTGATCGTCAGCGCAGGGCGCTCGTCCCTCTGCCGATCATTCCACATACGTGTAGGCCACTGATATTTATTATCAGCGTCAGCATTCGCAAAGCGCATATCATCCATGAACAAGCGGCGAGCATAGGACTCCCACGCTTCACAGCGTTTGAACCGCTCCTGCGCTCTTTTCAGAACTTTCTGATATTTGTCGCTGTCTACTGCTTGACGTGCCATTTATCCCATCCATCCCAGGCTCTCGGTAAAGCCCTGTAATTTACCCATCAAACCGCTTTGACGCTTCAACGCTCCAGCAACTTTACGACTACGCCCATCCGAGCCTCCTTCGTTCGAGGCGATTGCCATGTAACGAAAGGCGTCAGCTGCATGGGATGACCAGTCGTGGACTGGCTCGTTGGAAAGCGTCTCAGTTTTTGAGTTTTCTTCGTAATGATAATGGCGAAGGGCATGAAGCAACCCTTTTTCGCAACGCGAAGCATCAAACCAGCATGTCGGAAAAATGCTTCTTGCCGCGATGATCCCGTCGAATTTGCTCAACCTCGGAACAATGCGGACTTGGAAACCCGCATCCCGCATCTGTTCTTCTATCGACTTTTTCGACCCGAGCGTTTTCGCACGAGCGTCGTGAGGAAGCCAGCAAGTGCCGTAATCATACAACTCCCCAGACGAGCCTCTGCGTGTGCGAAGCACATGAATGTAATGATCTAGCCCTTTGAGCCTATTCTCGTAAAAGTCCACGATTCGTCGTTGCATTCCGATATACTGCTCAAAGATAATTGACGTGCTGTCAGACCGGCCAAGATCGAAATATAGATTAACAGCAGAGCTAGAATGATGAGGAACGTGTGTGATACGACCTTCTTCAGCGCAGTCACGAAGTTCGTCCGCATAGACCGCGCCCTCCAGGCTTTTCCGGCACTCGCCTTCCCAGACATGCAGATAAGCGTCCCGGTCGCGGGCCTTTAGGTCTAACATTTCCTGTTTAAGAACCTGCGGAAACCACGGATTATCGCGCCACGAGATTTTCTGCACAATCGCGTTTTTCGGCGGGTGAAGGACAAAACGCACATATGTGTCGTCCGACTCAAGCTCCGGGTTAAACGAAGCCCAGATTTCAGAACCTTCCTTACGGATCGTCGGAATGAGAACGTCCCACGAATTTTTCGTGACCTTGTTCGCTTCTTCCACCCAGCAAACGTCCACGCCTTCATATGACTTAATCTTCGTGACATTGTTGCGAATGCCTTCGAAGGAAAATTCAGACCCCGTAGAGGGACAATAAATACGCGCCTGCTCGATTTGATAAAAACCGTTTAGCCCCAGCAGTTCAATCTGGTCACTTAAAATTCTATGCACAGAATCTCGAATTGAGTTCTGTAATTCACGAGCGCAAAGAACGCGAATGTTGCGCTTTGCGGCAAGAATGACGAGCGCGCGAGCGATGCCCCAAGACTTCGCTCCACCGCGCCCGCCGTAAAGCACCCGATAACGCACAGGCATACCATTGACCTGCGGCCAGAACAAGCATTGCAGCTTCTCCGGCCACTCAACAACCTTCGCATTTTGCGTGGTTAGGTCCATGTTATACTCAATCCGTGGTGGGCTTACTTCTTTTTCGCCTTGGCGACCTTGGCATTGTAAGCAGCGAGGCCCTTTTTGTCCATCGCCTTGTCTTTGGCAGAGCCCTCTTTCACGCCCTTTTTCTTGAGCGCTGCGTCCTTTTTCTTGTCCATCGGGGAGCGTTCCCACTCGGCCATGGTCATCTTGCCTTTTGCCATGTCAATTCCCCCCAAGCTGCTTGCTGGCTTTCAGCGATTTCAATTCTTTCTGCTGCGTATTCGGGGCAATGCCGCCCTTATTCGCTTTCGCAGACATCAACTTTTTCATGTCATGGTGAACAGACATGATGTGGCTTTCCCGATCAGGGCGTTTATGGTCGCAGCACTTTTTCATTCGTCATTCCTCGTCCTGTCCCACAACTTAAACCCGATCTGCAATGACAGGTAGATGCAGCCGAGGATTGGCGCAAACACCGCCGCTATGTCCGACACAGGTTTAATCTGTTGCAGCCATAGCGGAGATGAAATCATTGCCGCCGAAACAAGCCCTCCAACCTTTTCACTTGTTGTCGTAAATATTAACCCAAGACTATCTGTCGCATGATGGTCATGTGATAGCGGCATTATTTTGACTTTCTTATTTAGCTGGCCGAGCCTTTTATGACGGAGAAGTTGAACACAGGCTGCTCAACCGTCGTTCCGCCAGTTGTGTAGAATGTGATTTCGAAGCTGTTCGCTGCAACTGCTGTCACCAACACCACGTATTTGTCCGTGCCAGACTTTTGGTTCACGATAATGGTATCTGCTGCGGCCACACTGGTATTGTTCACCGTGAACGAAGCGGCAGTCGCAGAACCCGCCGCCGAGAACAGCGTGATCGCCCCGGACATCGTATTGAGCGAAACTGGCGTTGTGCGCGACGTAAGCTGCGTGACCGTGCCGCCCGCACCCGTGCCAAACCCAACGCCTTGCGTCGCGGAGTTCGAAATCAGATCCCGTCCGTCGCCGAGCGTGCGCCAGCCACCAAAAGAAATAAGCCTCACTGATTGATAGTTAGACGACAAAAGATAACCTACGACACCATCGACAGTATTTGTAATCGTGATATTATTCGTCGAAGCTGTGCCGCTTATATCCTTCACCTCACAAACATATCCATCCGGCACGTTTGTCGGCAAAGTCACATTTACAGGTGCTGCTGCGTTCACCAACAAAACATCTTCCGGGGATGTCATATTGTAGTTAGTAGTCGCGAGCGCAACTGTTTTGTCCACACGTCCATTAATATTTGTGCCCAGCCCAAGCCCATTTGACATAGAGTTTTTCTCTACGACATTTGTATTAAGGCTTAGTGATGTTCTACCATAAGTAAATCCACCTGGAATGGCACTGTTTACCGCACCTCCAAAAATATTTCCGTCAATAGTCACGGAAGTAGACGTATCCATCACCAAACCGTAGGCGTAATCAGCATTCGCGCCAGTATTAGAGACATTATAGCAATTATAACCTGTAAAGTTATTACCGCTAATTACGCCTCCAGCTGTTCTTCTCAACACGATTGGTGTGCCGACACAATTAGAAAAACTGTTGCCAACCATCGTGTAGTTGAACAATACGTTCGCAGTTCCAAACGGATTGATGGATTCCATCGCCCCTTTGCAGTAGATCTGCAAATTAAACGTGTTATCGGACATCACAAACTGCCCAACGGACGGCCCATTTGACTGCGGTGTGATACTGATTGCTCTTCCATCCCATGCCGCGCCATCAAAAAAGTTATTATGTATGCGGACTTGAGATAAAATTGTATTAGGAGACAAGTTGATGTTGTTAAAGGCTTGCCCGCCAATGTAACAACCTGTCACGAGCAACCCTTCAACTCCATACACAAGCAATCCTGACTGTGGGCCAGAATTGTTGCCCAAAAATATTTGGTTAACTGTATTTGCATCGGGAACAGATGTCCAAGTTATTTTCTGAATACCAGCATCGTTTCCTCCCAGATAACACTCCACCACGTCTAGAAGAACAACGTAATTAGCCAGCCCGACGCCTATTGCAGCAATACTTTCCTGAGCGGTAGTGTTATATCTGTTGAAGACTCCTTGGATAGAACATCTGGAGATTCTAGCAATAGACCCTTGATACAGCAGAATACCCCACTGCATTCGCCACAGCCAACAATCTTCAATCAGCAACGCTTGGCAGTTACCAACGTCAATGTGAGCGCCACTTGTAGCAACATTGATAAGCCCGCCTGTTCCTAAATACAGCGCGCTATTGTTTGCAAAGTTTGTAGTTCCCACACCTGAGCTAAAAGCCAGCGTTACCGGAATACTCCAATACGAAGTCGGAGATCCAGGATTAACATTTGTCGGAGCCCCCGTAACGGTCCACTTCTGATAATCAGGCGTAGGCGCTGAAGGATTAGACGGTTGCGTGATTTGAAATTCCTGCCCACTATAAACCAATGGCAGAAACGGATTAGCATTGCCATTGGCATCTTTTTCTGCAATCAAAATCGTCGTCGCAGTAGCCTGGGCAGCATTATTCCAAATGATTTTGCCATCACCGGGATAGCCAGATGTGGCAGTTGTATTCGCCACATAGCTTTCAAAAAGAGAAGGGCCACCGCGAGGCAGACCATGCCAAAACCAAATACCAGATATTTGTGCCGCACCTGCATTAGTAAACGCCAGTGTGGAACCGTAATTACCAGTTCGCCAGAAAAGTGTCTGGTTAGGCCCAGCCCCTTCAATTACAAGACTAGCAGGGCAGTTAATAGTTGCACTCAAAAAATACGACCCAGGTGGCACAATAACTTTACCGTTTACACCAGCATAAGTAAAAGCCGCCTGAATAGCCGCCGTCTGATCGGTGCCGTCACCTAACGCACCAAAATCACGGACATTAATCTCATCTCGCATTTTAGCTTGGGCTGTGCGAGCAACAGCGCCCGACCCTCCTTGAATAAATCCAACCAACGATGATCCCGAAGATGCAGCAAGTCTTGTCATAACTTCCGCAATAGCGCCCTGCACCGATGTAGACGTTAAAACGCCTGTCGGTGCAAACGCAATATACGCAGCTTGAACAAGTTCACGCTTCCAACGATTTCCTACCGCATCGACGATAATCGTAGTGCCATTGTCGGGACTCGTAACGTCCGTCGCATCCAGATAAAAAATGCCACCGCCGTCATTCACGACAGTATTATAGATCAGGGAAACCTGAGCAGATGCCTGCGGGGCCGGAATAGTCTGCGCCCGCAGCGTCGTGATATTAGTGAGAACACGAATTTCCGTCTGATTAGCGTTCAACGCCACAAACGGCATACTTACCCAATTTCCAACTTCCGTAGCAGTATAAAGGACCGCTTCAAACGCCTGCTGATACAGGCCGACGCTGCCCGGAATGCCATTAATCGTGGACCCTCCTTCGGCATACACGACAATCTGCAAAAGCGAGCTGTTGATAACAAGCAGCACTCGCCCCGGCAACGCCGTTGGTAGTGCTACACCAGCATTTGTTGCGCCGACAACGCTAATCTCCGTGATCGTATCAACGATCTTCCTCGATGTCGTGACCGTGCCGCCAGTCGTAGCGTTCGGGTTCTGCGAAACCGACCATTCCGGGTTAGCGAGGGCTTCATTCAGATTAGTTCCGTCAATTAGACGGAAACCATCGAGAAACGGATCAGGCTGCGTCATCATTCACTCCATTATTCTTCTACATCCGCCTCAAACGGCGTCGTCGGCATATTCGCCGGGGTAAACAGCTTACTCATATCAACAGTTGCCGGGTCCACATATGCAGGCTGGCTCTGCAAAGCCTTTGAAACCGCAGCCGGAGACATCCCCATCATGCCCGCAATCTTTGCTATGGTCATGGGATCAGTTGTATCTGGCGTATCAGACATTGGAAACCTCCGAAATCATAGAATAATCTGGAACTGCGGCAGGTTCTTTATCCGGCCACGGAAGCGGCGGGGCAACCACGACAGGGTTGAGCTGGGCATTGATCGCACGGTCAACAATTTCATGCACCGCTGCAATACCATCCGGGCCGAGCGTAGCCTCAAGCCATCCCACAACAATCGCAGGCGTCAACTGGTCATACGGCGTAAAAGGCTGGCCGGGGTCGAACGTAATCGGCGTCGTGCCATACGCCTGCCCAAAATGCCCTTCGCCATCAGTGCCGTCCATACGCCACACGATCTTAAACACAGCATTCTGCTGTCCCTGATATTCAGGGTAACACATCAAATTGCTGATAAACCATTCGTAACTATTCGCCATAATTTTGCTCCTTACGGATGAGCCGCAACGTAGGCTTCGAACTTCGCATTCAGGTCCTGCAAAGCCTTCGTCAACGCAGCAATCACCGATCTATCATAAAATCCATACATACCATCCGAGCCCATCGGGGCTGCAGACGGGATAATCGGCGCAGCTTCATTCGCAAAAAAGCCGATTTCGATCGCTGCCTTTTCTCCACGAAGCGCAATATCGTCCAGCCATTTATATGCCACAGGGCGAAGCTGCAGAACTTCTTCTAAGCCTGGAATTTTAGCATCCAAAACTTCCTGCTTCAGTCTCGCATCTGATGCCGCCGACAACTTGCCATTCGCATCAGCATTGACTGCTCGCGAACCTGCGCCCGCCAAATTAACAACAGTCAGCACACCAGTATTATCGAAATATCCACGGGTGTTTTGCTGCCCATCCGAGAATACAATATTATTGCTTCCAGTTGCACTAATCGGCGCAGCCGATCCTGTAGCCGAGCCGATAATTACGTTATAATTACCCGTTGTGATCGCACTACCTGCACCCACAGACGCATACGCACCAATACAGGTGTTATTTCCACCGGACGTTACGCCCGACATCGCTCCATAACCGATTGCAGTATTGTAACTGCCGGTAATACCTGCAGGAGTGCCGTTGATTGCAGAAATACCGATGCCGATATTGCCCGCGCCGGTCGTCATCCAAAAACCAGATCCATACCCGATGCAGTTATTCGAACTGCCAGTCGAGGTCTGGTTGAGCACATTCGCACCGATAGCGACGTTGTTTACTGAGCCATTCGTGTTCGCAAGTCCACCGTCGCCAATGACCACGTTATACTGGCCAGTCGTTACGTTTGTCAGTGCATTTCGACCGATGCCTACGTTATACTGGCCAGTAGAAATGTTTGTAAGGGCTCCCGCACCGAACGCCACGTTCGACGTAAGACTGCTATTGCCCAGACCAACTCGCGCTCCGTTCACCGTGATGTCGGTAGTGAAAACCGGACTCGCGGTCAGCGCAACAGTCGTGCCTGTCCCCGACACGCTATACGAGACAAGATTTCCACTCGCATCTGTTGAGACAACCTTTGTCGCCCCCATCGCAGAGGGCAATCCTGGGATCAGATATGCAGGCTGTGAAGGGTTGTTGTTAAGTCCCATTACATTTCTCCCGCAACAATCTTATGCCCGGTCGTCGCCGCATTCACACTAATCGCCTGTGTCGAAATCGGCCCAGCGTCACTCTCATACGAGCCGCAAGCCAAAATCTCAATCGACGTGCCGTTGTTCACACCAGCCGCGCCCGTGAAGCTGATGTAAATGCTTTCCACAGCTGCGATGCCCTGTCCCGTTGCGGTGCAAGGATTTTGGATGTAGAATTTACGACGAGAGGCGTTTGACGCCATCAAGTCTTGTGCCGTGCCGCCGGTCGTAAGTGCCAAATTTCGGCTTGTGTATGTGCCCGCCAGCGGGTTCAACGAACCAATCGTGTTCGTGCCAGCTGGCAACGCAGCATTTACCTGCACACCATTCGTGGTGCCCGGAGTTGTCTGGTCAATACCAACTCTACCGATAATGTTCGTGCCAGCCGGAAGCGAACCGCTGATGGCCGTCCGCAGATTACCCGACAGATCGAGGCTAAAAGGATTGTTCGTCCCATCAACATAAGTCGGCGCAGCGGTAGTCGCCCGACCATAAGTCAGCACAATCGGGCTTCCCGACAGCGTTACAGGCAAATTCCCCGATGCATCTGGCGCAGCGCAACGAAACGGGCTATTCGGATTACACACCGCAACGCTATACTGGATCGTCCCGCTCGCGCCGCCCGGAGTGCTTAACTGGGCGTCCGCAGGAACAATTAAAGCCCCAAACATCAGGGCCGTCGATGCAAGGAGCTTTTTCATAGCTTTCTCCAAAATAACCTAAAAGGTGAGGGGGCTTTCGGCCCCCTCTCGCAATACTTAGTTATACGCCCAAGCGTAGGTCGTCGCGCCAGCGGTATTCGTGCAGATAACCTGACGAGTAACAGCGCCCGACGCGCCAACCGCAGAACCATACGTGCCGGTCGCATAAGCGGTGCCGTCCGTAACAGCCGCAACCGCACCGTTAAGCGCAGCAGCGCAGGTCGGCAGCGCCGCAATCGTCGAAGTCGGCAGCTTGATATACGTCAGAACGCTTGAGCCCGAAAGCACGTAAGCGCGCAACTGCGCCGTGGTGATAACTTCGGTCTGCGGCTGAATGCCATACGACAGCATCGTGTCAGCCGGAATCTGCTCCACACCCGTCAGTGGGAGCGTAACAGCATTTCCAGAGGACGGCGAAGCCGTGGCGAGCGGATAACCCGGAAACTGACCCTGTGCAAAAGCGGCACTTACACCCACAAGCGCAAGCAGACCGCCAAAAAGAGCAACTTTTTTCATCATTTGCCTCTTATGAGCGAGATTGCTCCGCGCAGTCCGTCACTCTGCACGGGATTACCAACATTCTGGGTGACGCCAGACTGATAATCAGGATTTCCGGGCACAAATCTGTCCGGTGCCTGATAATTCGCATTGCCCTTTCGGGCCTCTTTCGAAAAAGTCCCCGACTTTTCATCGAATTTATATTCGGTCGAGTGCTGAATGTCGCGGGTGTTCACGCCTCGGGGCGGCTTTTCCGCTAACACTTTTCCACTATTATTCTGTTTCGCCATCTTAAACCCCTTTACCGCCTCGCGGCACGTCATGCCTGCTTTCGAGGGCTTTGGGCACCCTGCAATCTGACCCGATTTGCTTCGCCAGTCAACGCATTACCCCCACAAAACTTTCAAAAATGGCTCTGACCCAACAACAGTTTCAACACATTATGCAAAGAAATCACTACAATCCCCAATCCCACCAGACGAATGGCAAAAAACAAGAAAAATTCCCAATCTGGTGGTAACATGGCGCACCTTTCGGGTTAAAGCGGCATTCGCTCCATCCAATGCAGCACTGGAATGACCTTTTGTGTTTCGGCGCGAAGAATTGCGGCCTTCAAGGTGCTTTCCACCAGCCCTGTGTCCGGGCATTTGCTTAAATGTCTCGCCGCCACAATCCCCAACGGCTTTTTGTCAGGCCAGACAAGCTCCGCAATCGGGAAATACAAATGGCGCAACTGCGCCATTCCCTGTTCAATATCCGTCAGCTTACACTCAATTATCACAATTCTTTTCTGCCCTTCAATCACCAAATCCATCTGGCAATGTCCAGGCCCGTTCAAATCTCTAAACTCAAACCATTGCCCGTGATCGGCACGAGGGATCGCCGCCGCTAACGCCTTTTCATAGCGCAGCCCCGCCGCTTTCGCCCCTTTCGGCCTACTTTTCGGGATATGGGCGGGGCGCAAACACATCGCTGCATATTGCAACCCTGCCAGATGTCGAAAACTCAAGGCTTACGCCCCCTTTTTACCCTTTGCCAGCACCTTGTTGGCCTTCGCCTTGATCTTAGCTGCAGAACTTTCACTCAACTTGCCCTTGGCAACCATCTGCGTGGCCCGTGCTTTAGCGTTCGCAGCATGAGCCCTGTCCGGCATCGGATACTTGCGCTCGCCCGGAAGCCCAAATTCACCCTTCGGGATAGCCTTACGGCCCTTGGTCGTCAACTTCGCCATGTTTTCTCTCCGCAACCCAGACCCAAATTTCCTTTCCCCTCACCTCCAGCATCAATTCGCCATTCGGGTGATCTTTCGGGGAAAACTGCAAAAACCCATAAGCCCGGAGGGGAAAAGGGCCGCTTTCAACCGCCTCAATTTCCAGCAATCCTTCAAACGATCCGAGCCGATACCGAGTCATTTTTTCTTGACTTTTTTAGGAAGTTTGGAAAGCGCGCCCTTCCCCTTAACCTCAAATTCTTTCCCTACACTCTGCGGAATGCCCAGCCGCTTTGCAGCTTTGGGGTCATGCGCGACCATCGCCATCATCTTCGCCTGCGCTTTGCTTTTAGCTGGCATTTTACACTCCTCTTACAGACTATTGATCGTCACAATCAACGAGGGGATGGCTGGCAAGGCAGGACTCACGCCTGGCACCGCCGCTTGGGCAGGCTGTGCGTAAATCCGCAAATCCGCGTCCGCCGACCACCACGCCAACTGCACAAAATCCCCAGCATTCAGCGGTAACACAAAGTTCCACGCCGCTACCACTTTCGCATTATTCCCCACCAGTGACAAAGTTGTATTGCTATTAGGCACATTCTGCCCATTCACCATCAACCAAACATCCACAACATCTGTTCCAGAGTCCGTCTTATCCATCTGCGCTGAAAACTGAATGTTATAAACGCCAGTATTTGCGACCGTGATCTGCGATCCACCCACAATACTAATACCCGGCGAAGTTGCGACCGTATTGTTCAGCGTCATAATCTGACGATCGGTGTTATCTGTGTTTGTTTGGATTTGGGTGGAATAGAAAGACCCGTAGGATAATAGTGTGGAAGCGGTTGGAATTTTTGCCGTGACCCATTGGCGCAAAGACTGCGCGATGTAAAATGCCACGCTTGGTCCTAGCTGCAATATGCCTGTATCACCGCTTACCGCATTTATGGTTGATGACCCGTCTGAGAAAACCCGCAAGTCGGTTGTGGTATTATTGCATACCAACACGACTTTGCCGGGAACCGCCACGGGAAGCGTCACACCTGCCCCAGTAGCACCAACCGTCGCCACATTCGCAATAGCCTCAGTGATCTTCA